ACATCGGCGGGCGCCCTCAGGCAAGAAAATAACCATTTCAAGGGGGACCGGGGGATTTTCTCCCCCGGAGGCTTCCCGGCAAAGGAACCTAACATATGCATGCCAGGAAAGCAGCGTCCTCTTTGAAATCTGAAATATGTAACTCGTAAATTATAGGGAATAAAAGCACGCGCGCTCGGTGGTTATCTCCGGTGGTAACGTGAACAACGGCACGAATGCCGGGCCTTTCTATCGGAACTGCAACAACGGCTCTGGTAATTCGAACTGGAACATCGGCGGGCGCCCACTTTGTTAATTATCTCAATATAGGCATTTTTCCAATTTTTGATATATAAAAATGCCGTGCTTTTATTCGCAATCTTAAAGATTGCCGTCATTCAGACGCCTCACCGCTTGGTGAAAATTAAGGCCGTAAATGGCACCGGTTAGTAGCAAGTCTGAAAGCCGGTGAGGCTAACAAAGAGATAAGAGTAAACCATGAAACCAATTAAGTACACAAAGAGAATCGGTCACCTCTTCGAGAGAGTTGTAGACATCGATAATCTGAAGGAAGCAATCAAGAATGCAGCGAAGCATAAAATGAACCGGCCATCTGTTCAGAGAGTCATAAACGACCTGGACAAGTACGCAGGGAAGCTGCAGGAGATGCTTATCACAGAATCCTTCAGACCGCATAAGTACACGATCCGTGAAATCAACGATGGAATAAAGAAGAAAAAGCGTATCATCGCAGTTCCTCGATTCTTTCCTGATCAGTGCGTGCATCATGCATTCGTTCAGGTATTCAAAGAAATCGTGATGCATGGAGCCTACGAGTACAGCTGCGGTTGTGTTCCAGGAAAAGGAACCGACGGAGCGAGGAAAATCATAGAGCATTGGATCGCAAAGGATCCGGCAGGAACCAGCAAAGTCGCGCAGATCGATGTAAAGCAATGCTATCCGAGCATCCCGCATGAGGAGCTCCGGAAGAAGCTGGAAAAGAAAATCAAAGACCGTAAGTTTTTAAGATTAGCTTTTAAAATTATCGCAAGCTATCAGCAGGCCATGGCCACACATACCCGTATGCTACCGGAGATTGATGCAGTCGGCATCCCGGTAGGGCTTTACACGTCGCCATGGTTCCTCAACTTTTTCTTTCAGGATTTAGACCACGAGCTCAAAGAAGTATGTGGAGTCCGACATCTCACCAGATACGTCGACGACATCATCCTGTTTGATTCATCTAAGAAACGACTGCATGCAGCAATAAGATACACGTCCGGATGGCTAAATAAAGTGAAGATGCGAATCAAGGATACCTGGCAGGTTTTCCATCTGCGCATTCGCCCACTCGACTTTTTGGGGTATAAGTTCCACAAAGGATGGACGACGCTCCGTAAGTCGGTTATGTACAGAATTTCAAGGAAAGCAAAAGTCATATCCAAGAAAGAGTACATCTCCAAAACGAACGCCTCTGGAATGATCAGCTACATGGGTTTTATAGATCATTCAGATTCTCATGGATTCTATGAGAAATGGATTCAGCCGTTTGTAAACATTAAGCTATTGAAAGGAGTAGTCAGTCATGAAAACAGAAAGCAATATCAAACCCTCTGTGCGGCTTGAAATTGAGGCCTTCCCGAAGAGAGAAGGAGTCGCATGCACAGTAATCCTGTATGACAATATCGAAGGCCCCCTGGAGCGCCAGACAGCCTCAGAAGGAGAATCAGCACAGGAATACTACAGATATGATCGCTTTGAAATCAAAACCAGATACAGAGAAAATCTGGCAGAGAGTGTAGAGGCGTCTTTCGATTCCTGGCTTCAGCAGGCAAAAGATGCAGAAGAAGCAGGAGAGGAGCTGACCGAAATCGAAGCTCTTCAGAAGGAAGTAAAAATGCTGAAATCTGAAGAAGATGACCTCAGCAGCGTAGTTGATGACCTGATCATCGCATCTTTAGGAGGTGACGATCTCAATGTATAAAAGACTGAAAAGATTATACCAGCAGGGCCGTCTCACAGACGAAGCGCTTCAGACTGCAGTGGAGAGAGGCTGGATCACAGAAGATGAAAAAGAAGAAATCATCGCCAGCAAGCCAAAAGACAAATAATTTCTCCTGCTGCCATAAAGCCATAACACTCTGCAGGATGTCCCTGGAACCTTGCCAGGAAGAGTCCTGCAGGCATTATGGCCAATGCGGCGAATGTCGCGACTATCACATTCCGGCTACACAGAATCCATGCCTGGAATGCAAATACTGCAGACAGGGAGGATAAACCGGATGGAAGCATTTATGGAATTATTTGGAGAATATGAGATACTCGGACTCACCGTCTATAAATGGGGGCTGCTCATCGTGGCGTTGATCTTCGTGTGGAAGACAGGAGGAAAGATCGTAAAAAGAATCAAGGAACTCCTGGACGCTTATCAGAAGCGAGAAGAGGAGCTACAAAAAGCACTGCAGCAGGTAGCGCAGTACCCCAAATGGCGGCAGCAGAGTATCGAGATTCAAGAAAAAATCAATAACCAACTCAGTGAGTTGTCTAAACACCAGGCCGAGACATCACAGAAAATCGATAAGATGGAAGAAGACCGGAAGGCAGGAGAGCTGAATAAACTGCAGGCGCAGCTTCTAAGCTCCTACCACTATTACACAAACGAGTACAAGAATCCGCGGCTTGCATGGAGCAAGATGGAATCGAAGTCGTTCTGGGATTCATTCGGAGATTATGAGAAGCTCGGTGGAAACGGGTTCATGCATTCGGAAGTCCAGCCAGCCATGAACCGGTTAGAAGAAATTGAAATGGACGACACAGAAAGGCTGACCGAGTTATACGCCAGCAGAAAATCATAGGAGGTAATACATATGGAATTATTAAATATTTTAAGTCAGGTACCGGCGCCAATCTTAATCGCAGTCCTGATACTGTGGGCAATATTAACCATTGTAATCGTGTATCAGTACGCGAAAATGAAAGGATTAGAAGGAATCCGAAAAAAGGTGTATGACCTTTTCCTGCGGGCTGAAAAACGCTTCACTGAATCGAAACAGGGCGAGCAAAAGCTGAAATGGGTTGTTCAGCAGGCAAGAGGATTGCTGCCAAGGTGGCTGCAGGTTGTTATTTCAGAAGAGGCTTTGATGACAATTATTGATTGGTGGTTTAGAGAAATCAAAGATCTTCTCGATGATGGAGCAATAAACGGTTCACAAAAATAACAAGCCAGAAGGGAGTGGTTTTATGTTATGGAAAATTGCTCTTGTTTACGTGATTGGGATTCTGATCAGCGAGCCCGTTTATATATGGGCGATCAGAACCCTGGCAAAGATGGAAGATGAAGACGAAAAACTCTACTGTTCAGACAACGGAGAATACTATGAGCCAGGGAAACCGAACTATCCGGCACTTGTGCTGATGTTGATAATCGGTGGCCTGATCTGGCCGCTGGCTCTGCTGTTTGGAATCTTCATACCGATAACATTCATTCTCATGGATAAAATGGGGCAGCTTCATCCAGACGATGAAGACTTTGATCCAGATGAAGATAACTATTTATAGGAGGCAGAGATATGAGTTTAATATCAAATAGTGGACATGATGAAAACAATGCGTACAGTGGTGGAAAGCCCGGTGATCAGACCGGTACCGAGTGGGCGCTGATTCCGTGGTACAACAGACCATGGAAATGCGTGCTGAGACATCCGGATCCAAAGGTACGAGCGAAGTTGGCAGAGCTGGCAATCAAGGCAGCAAAGAACGATAAGGTGGGATACTGCCAGGCGCACAGAGGTACGTACTGGCAACACCTGAAAGCAAGCAACTATGATCCGTCACAGATCACGGTAGCTTGCGAGGCAGACTGCTCCGCTGGAGTTACGGCCAATGTGAAAGCCGTTGGATATATCCTGGGAATAGAAAAGCTGAAGAACGTATCCATCACTAGCACCTATTATATGCGCGACATTTTAAGGAATGCTGGCTTCCATGTATTGACAGATTCTAAATACCTTATCGGTCCGGATTACCTTATATCCGGAGATATCCTGTTAAACGATGGCCACCACACGGCGACCAACGTCCAGGATGGATCAAAGGCTGGAGGAAGTGGCAATGCGAACTCCGGATCCGGAGGTACTCATTCAGGCAGCAATAGTAAGAGCTCCAATGTCAAGAATGGCCAGAAGTGGCTCAATTCCAATTATGGAGACAAGTTGATCAAATACTGCGGAGCAAAACTGGATATTGACGGAGACTATGGTCCAGCTTGCAGAAGGGCGGCGCTGGCTGTATGGAAAGATCTCATGAACCGAAAATACGGAACAAAGCTGACACCATCGAATGAGAACTTCTATGCTTCCTGCAAGAAGGTAGCCGGCAAGGCGACCGTACAGCATGGAAGCGTTGGAACCTTTACCTTCCTGGTTCAGTTCATTCTGGCTGGAAAGGGATATTACACAGGAGCCATGGACGCTACGTGTGGAAACAACCTGGATTCAGCAATTGAAAAATTCCAGAGAGCCAAGAATCTGACTCCAGATAAGTGCTGCGGACCGGATACATGGTATGCACTGTTTAATTAAAAAAGAGAAGGCCGGGAGCTTAGGACTCCTGGCCTTCGTTGGATTCAGGGAAAAGAAAGATATCCCATACTTGCTGCGGATCCAGAGAATAGCGGATCGCGATAAGACGTATATGTTTTAGGTTAAACTGCTGCCGACCATTCCAGATGGTCGAAAAATTGGGTACACTCATCCCAAGATAGGCAGCCAGATCTTTATTGTAGTCCTGGTGCTTATCCATAATCTTTTTTAATTCCTTTTTGTTGAACATTTGCTTCATTCCTTTCTAAAAGGATCGCCGTGGGCGGTTCAATTAAGCTGTGCGGGGAACCTGCTGAAAACCCAGGGTTTATATTATTCAATCAATGGCAATCACTGAACTCCTTTCTTGGTGGCCGGGTGGCTTACCAGGGTGCAACGTTTACGAGGACGTCTGCCGGAGCAGACCTTCAGGCTTTCACATTAAAAACCAGGGAAACTTGTCAACTAACATCCACGGCATCCGTCGCGCTTCTTCCTGCAGGACTTCGGACCTCCTTTCGTTTGGTGCGTTGTTTTGTTGATTCTGAAATAATTATATATTGCACAGTCCATTCTGTCAATGTATTTTTTTTTGATTTTGAAATATTTTATTGACTGGACGATATTTCTATTGTATAATCTGGT